CCTGCTTGTCCTTGCCTGGCACATAACAGGACGGATGCCTGTATATCTCATCCAATGATTGGCATCTAAAAAACTCAAAGGCATGGCCAACCCAGACTGCGTCGGCAAACAAGCCCATTGCCTTGGCCCCGATTTTGGCCAAATGCCCGCCGGCAATAATAACACTCCCTGGATACTTGGCCCTGATCCGCTCCAAAGACATCATCTCGGTCACATCGCACAGCGAGGCCAGAATCACGCTGTCCCTGGCCATCTCAATGGTATGCCCGTTGCTGCTGGCCAAATGGAGCAAGAGCTTCTCTGTATACAGCTTTTTGCGGCCCATCTGCTCAAGCCAGTATCTCACGCAACCCCCTTACGATAGCATCCACCACACGCGACTGCTCCATCTCCCTGATCCTGTCCAAGTTGTCGCTGACAAACCGCCACACCTCGTCCCGGCTGTCAGCCACCTTGTGATCGAAAATCCAGAAAGAGACCGTTGGAGTAGGGGAGTGTCCGCCGCTATCCGATGTCTGCGACTCCGGATCAATAATTACCTGGGGATCATCCAGCAGGCCCTCGATCTCCTGCGCGTCAAACCCGGTCAGCTGCAAATCAACCCCCAGCTCCGAGAGCTCCTGCAGGTCCACAGCCAGCAGCTCCTCATCGTAGCCTGTATCAGCCACCTTGTTGGCCGCGATACGATACGCTCTAATTTGCTCCGGGCTCATATCCGAGGCGTCAATGGACGGCACCTCGGTCAACCCAGCCCGCTTGGCCGCCTTGCACCGGCCATGCCCGGCCACAATTACCCCGTCTCCATCCACCAGCACTGGATCCCGGAACCCAACCTGCTTAATAATATAGGCCAGCTTGTCTATCTGGGATTCCGGGTGCAGTTTGGCATTGCGCTCGTAGGGGATAAGCTCGTCAATTTTCCGATATGTAATTTTCATATTCCGGCATCCCAGCATTTCTTATTCTTCCTCTTTTTGACCTCTGACCTCTGATCTCTGTCTTCAAAACGGCGCTTCATCGATCTCCCCGGAGTCCACCGGAAACACCGGCCCGACATCATCACCACCGCCGGCCACATTGGCCGGTGCAAATTGGCCGCCCGGGCGTAGGCCTCGATGTCCCGGGCCAGGATGGTCCCGTCCTCCTGCATACGGATCATGCCCCGCTTGGCATCCGCATACACCTTGGACTTGCCCACCTTGTACCCCCGCCGCTGCAAATACTCGACGGCCTCCAGCTTGTTTTTCAGGATCCGGTCATTCATGGTCAGCTACTCATAGATGACTTGCTTGCCCAAACTGTAAGCCTCTTCCCGTTCCGCCCTCGATCCCGGCGAGTCCTCCCAGCCCGGGATCATGACCACCACATCGGAGCGACGCAAAAGCTCCATGGCTCCCTCCAGCCAGGTCGTATCCGACTCCCAGCCGTCCAGCAGGGCAGTGTTCTTGTGCGGGCAGATCACCGCGTATCCTTCCCGCCAGTATTTGCAGGCGTAATACTCTGCCTTGCGAATGTTCTGTACCGTGCGGTAAATATCCGGCGCCCGATACGGCCCGGCAATATAGGCTACCTGCTTTCTACGCATTAACCGCCTCCTTATCCTTGTCCTTGATCAGATCCAACAACGACGGGGCGTTCACCTCCTGCTCGGCCATCCGGCAATACTGCACCCCATCCAGCCAGTAATCATGGTTGAGCTCTACGGCCCGAGCCTTGCGGCCCAGCTTGATGGCCCGGTAGGGCACGCTCATGATCCCCCCGAACGGATCGTAAATCAGTTCTCCAGGGCTGGAGTAGCGGGTCACAATCCGGTCGATGATGTCGAACTGGAGAGGGCAGATGTGGTTGTTTAGCCCCCGCCGGGTCTGCTCCCCGTTTAAGGTCCGCATCCGCTGGATGTCGGCCCATACGTGCCGGTGCCAGCTGCCCGGGGCGATGGCCATGAACCTGGCCGGCAGAACCCCCCGGCCTTCCAGGGCCTCCCCGATCTGGACGTGCTCCTGGTAATCATAGACCTGCTGCAAGCTGCGCTCAGTGAAAGCCCGGCACATAGCGTCCGGATTGAGCTGGGCCATCTCCTCGGCGCTCATCAGCCGGTCCCCGGAGCTCCGCCAGAAGGCATGGGCGTCAATCTGCCATCTGGCTCGGCTGTACTCGGCCTTGGATTTGCTCACCGGCTGGTCCGCGTAACCTTTGGTCCGGTCGGTCTGGGGTTTGCGGAACAGCAGGATGTACTCCGGCGAGCCCACCCCCATCTTGGTCCCGTCCTTGCACTGCTCGGACCAGCCCAAACGGTAGGTCTGGTTGTTCTCCCGGACCACATCGGTAACCACGGTGATCATGCCCAGATAGTCGAACCCGTGCTGCATGCCGTGGAACAGGCACTCGGCATGGAAGGGGCTGACTGTAGGCACCCCTTTGTTCGTGGTATTGCCAAACAGGATACGGTCCTTGACGTGACAGGCATAGATCCGGCCGGGCCGCAGCACCCGGTACAGCTCCGGGGTCAGATAATCCATCTGAGCCCAGAAATGGCCATTGTCCTTGGTATGCCCGAAGTCGGCATAATTGGGCGTGTACTCGTAATGATTGGAGAAGGGGATGGAGGTATGGATCAGATCCACGCACTCATCCTCCATCCGTTTGGTCTCATCCACAGCATCGTTGTTGGCCGCTACAAACAGCCGGCCCTTGGCCTCCTGGCGATTGACCCCGATGGACCGTTTCAGATCCTCAATCATGCCCATGTTGGACAGCCCATGCTCCCGGATCAGCTCGGTCATCCGGGCCACCATCTCGTCGTGGGCCTTCCATTTCTGCTCCAGGGTTTTTAAAATCTGCGTCTCGGTCTCCGCATAGATGATGTGGATATGGCATTCCTGGCCTTGCAGGAAGCGGTATATGCGATGGATGGCCTGGATAAAATCGTTGAACTTGAACCCAATGCCCAGGAAAATGGCTTTGTGGCAATAGCGCTGGAAGTTGCAGCCCGATCCAGACAGGATGGGCTTGGTGGCCAGGTACTTGAACTCACCCTTGGAAAACCCGATGATCCGGTCCTCCCGCAGATCCAGATCCTGAGATCCGTAGACCTCCACCGCCTCCGGCAGGGCTTTCTTGATGGCGTGGCGCTCCTGCTCCTGATCGTGCCAGATGATGCAGTGGGTATCCGGGTCCTGATCGATGATCTCCCGCATCTTGGCCACCCGCTGGGGCATGGAGTTGCGCTTTTCCTTGCTGGCGTCCTGCAATGACAAAGCCGCGCTGGGCATGAACAAAAGCTGGCCGTCCTTGGTCCGGGCCTGCCGTTCCCCGGCCTTGACCTTATGGTAATGCACATGCAGCCGGGGCAGCTCGTATCCCTCATCGCTGTATCCCAGATCGGACGGCTTTTGCACAAAAAGGGCCCATGAGCCCAGCCAGGCCCAGAACTCCTGCTCCATATGCGGATACAGGGTCAGGTTGTTGGCCTTCTGGGTATCCCGCTTGAAAAACCGAGTCAGGGCCTCGCCGGTATCCATGACTCCCAGGAATCCGGCGTAGTGGATCAATTCTTTGTACCGGTTGGGGCTGGGCGTGGCCGTAGCCACAAAGCGGTACTTGAACCCGGCGAACAGCTGCAAGAAGCTCTGATAGGTCTTGGACCCATAGCTCCTGAGCACTGAAGCCTCATCCAAGGTGACCGTATTGAAATGCTCCACCGACAGCCGGCCGTCCCGGACCGATTCGTAATTGGTGATGTAAATCCCATCTCCGCCCAGCTCATCGTCCCGGCGCACAAAGGTAAGGATGATCCCCAGCTTGGCCGCATCCTGCTTGAACTCCTGGCGTACCCCCAAGGGACAGATGATCAGCTGCCGGCCGCCTTCCCGCTCCCCGCACAGACGCACGGTCTCCAGCTGAATGACCGACTTGCCAAGGCCGAAACTCATAAATACAGCCCGGCGTCCACCATCGCAGGCCCAGCGCACCGCATCCCGCTGATGGGGATAGAGCATAGGGTGTATCTCATCATCCCGGACCGCAAACCCGGACCGTGTGGACAGGGCTATTTTATCTTGCAAAAAATCCATGTATTCCATACAATGCACCTTTCAGTTTCCTTTTGCCCCGGTCTATGCCCCACCCGGCAGCCGGGGCTTTTTTGTTCTGTCATTCTGAGCGATTCCCAGAGCGAAGAATCCCTATCTGTTCTTCCTGACCTCTGACCTCTGACTTCTGACCTCTGTCTTCTGTCCTCTGTCTTCAAAACGGCGCTTCATCGATCTCCCCGGAGTCCACCGGAAACACCGGCCCGACATCATCCCCACCGCTGGCCACATTGGCCGGTGCATCCTGATCCCCGGGAGCCGGCACCCCGCCTTGGCCCTGGCCGGAGCTCTGAAAAACCACCCGGTCAGCCTTGATCTCGGTCACATACCGCTTGATCCCCTGCTGATCGTCCCAGGACCTGGTCTGCAACCGGCCCTCGACCAGAGCCGCCCGGCCCTTGGCCAGGTACTGGCTCACGTTCTCGGCCTGCTTGCCCCAGACCACTACCCGGTGCCACTCCGTCTTTTTCTGCACCTGGCCGGATTGATCCTTGTATGACTCATCCGTGGCCACAGACATGGTGCAAACCGGAGTTCCGTTCGGAGTGTATTTGAGTTCCGGATCCCGCCCCAGCCGGCCGACAATCACCGCTTTATTGTATGTCCCGGACATCTAATCCCTCCTGTTTTTCCCGGATGGCCCAAATATCATTAAATAAATAAGTCCACAGAAGTATCCAACAACAACTCCACCCAATGTCCAGACCAATATTTCCATAAGCCCCTCACTCATGTCTTCGGCTCCCACATCTGGCATTCATGACTTCTTCCCCAATCCGGCATCATATACTCAGTATCCATGGTAATCGTCCGCCTATCATCACAAACAGCCTTTGGAGCCCGACACACACCCTCAAGCTGCGGATAATCCCCACTGTCCCGGCCGACCTCTTCCCAAGCTGGCTCAAACTTGCAGGTTACGCAGGTTTTGCTCATTCTTCTTTACTCCCTACTGCCTACTGCCTACTGCCTACTGCCTACTTCTGCCAGTTCTCAATAACTGCAAATCCCTAGCCCATCCCCAAGCCTCATCCTCGACCTCATCCGCCTCATCTGCCATCTGCAGCCCTGGCCGCTTATCCGTTGATCCATATCCGCCCCGGTCTTTATTCCCCAAACTGTCCACCTCCCGGAATGTGAGGGGCATCATCCGGGGCATGAGCCGGAACTGGCCCACCCGCTGGTGCCGATAAATAACCCCCGGCCGCATGGCCAGACAGGGAAACAGCCACTCGTCCCCATCCCCGCAGTAGGTATGATCGATCAACCCCATGCCATTGGTCAGCAAGAGCCCGGTCTTGCGAAACAGGCTGGACCTGGGCAACACATGGGCCTCGTAAGTCCGGGGAAACTCCATGGCGAACCCCAGGCGGATGAGCACATGCTGATCAAAATCAAATGTGACGATATCCATTCCCTCATGTAATCCGGATCCCGGCCGCCAGTACATGAGCTCCCCGTCCAGCTCCACCTGAGAGACCCGCACATCCACCCAGTCTCCCAGATCATCCATCCGCAGCCTGGGCATCTCCCGGTCGATATACCTGACCTTGACCTCAACAGAACACGCTTGCGCTTTGTGCATACAGCCTCCTTACAAAACCCCTTTTTTCCGGTAATTGCCCTCGGTATAACGAAAACAGATTGTGGCTCCCTGCTTGACAGCTCCAACATAATGCAGGAACCGCCCGGACTTTTTCCTGGCCTTAGCCACTGACTTATTCAGGTAATCCAAAGCCTCGGACAGGCTCCATGCGATGGGCGCGCTAAACGACCACATCTCACCGGCTGAATCCTGCTCAAACCATCCCCCATCAGACAAACCTTTTTCATTAAACAGCATTGTCCACCTCATTTTTGATCCGTTTATACAGCTCCCAGGCCGCCCCCGGCCCTTGCCCGGCCAAAGCCCTGCACAGCTCGGCCTTGGCCCACCAAGGCAGGGCAGAGCCTCGAATCATCCGCCGCATCCGCCGCCGGAAGCCATGCTCCTGGCGCAGGTGTTTGTACTCGGAGGGGCTAAGCATTTTTTTACTTACTTTAAATTCACATTACCCGCATGCAACACCCCGCCAACCTCAGCCGCCCGGCCGGCCGCCCAGGCCACCACATCGTCGTCAAAGAACACCAGATCACTGATCCGCCTGGCCGTATCCCAATGATCCCTGGCCCAGGCAGGATCCTCCTTGACCGCCCAGGAGTCGTCCCGGATGACCACATGCACCGGATTGGTGGAGATAAGGCCCACGAACTCCCGCACACTCTCGGCCATATCCGGCCCAGCGGGCAGATCATCCCCATTTGACCCCATATCCGACCCCGTCTCCTGGCCGGCCTGTACCTCAAACTCCTGTTCTGTCCCCGCTCCCCGATCACACTTTACAGACACAGAAGATCCAAGCCTCCAGACCGGAGGGAGCCCGTCCATAATCCAACCCCGCAGATCCAGGCCGGCCGCAGCCGCATCCCCCGCATCCTTGCCGGACGGTGTGGGCCAGAGCATGGCCTGAGGGTAGGTCCGCTCCCACCAGCTCCAGGCCTCCAGCCCGGCCTGATCGAAGTCCGCAGCCACCAGGATACACACGCACCCGGTCAGCAGATCGGCCACCTGGGCCCGGGGTTTGGCCGAGCTCGATCCCAGGGCGATAACGTGGACCAGGTCCCCGGCCGCATGATGCAGGGCCACCGCGTCCAGCTCCGTCTCCACCACCACGGCCGCCTCCGGCAGGGCAGGGGAGTCGGACCTGAGCAGACACATAGTCTGATTGCCTGATCCCGGCAGCCAATAATACTTGGGATCGCCTTCCCAGCGCCGGATCCTCACCCGGTGCAGAGCTCCGTCCAGATAGTAGGGGACCACGATCCCGCCCGGGATCCACAGCTTTTTCTCCTTGCCGTCATCCCGGTACTTGGGATCCAGCCCCCAGGACCGCCGCTCCCGCCACATATCCTGGGGGATAAGCCCCAGGCCATAATCCCTGGCCGCCTGGGCAGGGATACCCCGGCCGGCCAGATAATCCAGGACCTGCTGACTCTTGCCCAGCTGCTCCTGTCCCCACGTGACCATCTTGACCGCATGGTCCAGCCACAGCTGATCCGGGTCCCGGGCCTCCTTGGGCCGCCAGGCCCCGGCTGATCCTTTGGGCATATCCGGAGTCCCCAGCCGCCCATCCCGAGCCCGCTTTGAACTCATCCCCTGCGGACAAAAATCCCGCATGAACTGCTTAACCGCCTCCTTGTTCTCCAGCCCATGCACAGCCGCAAAAATATCGACAATATCCCCGGAGTTCCCGCACCCATGGCAGAATCCCCAGTCCTTCCTCGGCGTATACCGGAAAGCATTGCCAGGAGTGCTCTCCGTATGCCATGGACAATAAGCCCAAACATGTTCTCCCTCCGGCCTGGCCTCAGTCAGGATCCGCACCGCAACCCCCTGCAGCTCAGCCTGTCCCAAATGCTTAGCAGCTATGCCCATAGTTTATTTTCCTCTTCCGAATCCTTGCCTTAATTTCTTCATTCCAGCATTCCAGCATCCCAGCATCCCAGCATTAAAGCATCCCCTTGGCTTGCAGTAGGCAAATATCCCGATACTCAATATGGCTTAGCTTGCACTCCCGGCACGTTTGACCACCAAATCCGCACACATCCCCGGCCAGATATACACACCCGATCCGCCGACAGAACCTGGCAGGGACAGAGGCTTTGAGCATCATTTTAGGCAGATCGTCCATGATCTAAGCCTCTTGGATGGTTGGACAGTTTGTGGAGGGTTTGAAAACAAAATCCTCCAGACATAAACCCCTCTTTTCTTTTCTTCTTTTCTCCTTTTTGGAGGGTTGGAGGGTTTATAGGGAAAATAATAAAAAAATAGAAAAAAAAAAGAGAAAAAAATGTGTGGTGAAAAAATAGTTTCGCAACAAAACCCGGCAAACCCTCCGGACGCAGCTATCCTGTAAAACATTCCAAAGGCTTATGGCTGGAGGGTTTGGAATATCAAACCCTCCAAACCCTCCAAACCATCCAGAGTCAGGTGGCCAGAAGGGCGATCCCGTAATACTTATTGACTCCATCGACCTTTTCCTTATTGAATTTCTTGGACATGCGCCGCCCAAACCAGGTCCCGCTGGGGACTCTTGCCCCCTGATAGGTCTTGAACCAGTCCGCAAAGTCCTCATATAGTTTGGTCGAACTGGTCAGGATATCCTTGGGCCTGGGCGCCAGGTAACACCGCTCATCAATCCAGTCCTGCAGGATATCCTCCTCCCGCCGGTATTCCTCCACGTCCCGCAGGATCTGTTCCGGAGGGGCCAGTCCGTCCCGCTGCCAGAGCAGGGCCCCCTCCACCAGCCAGGCCAGAACCCCGGGCAGCTCCTCCCGCAGCTTGGCCTCCACCTCGTTATCCCGCTTGCGCTCGTTCTCCGCCTCCGGGTTATCCACAAAACGATACGGAAAATGCACCTCCAGGAGCCTGGCCCAAAAAGCAAAATCATCAGATGGAGCATGCGGCTTGTTATTGGTTTGAAGCACCAACTTATGGGTAGGGCGAAAAGCCGTCTGGCGCTTATCGTGTGGATATCTACCAACCAGGGTATCTCCACCAGTGAACCACTTGATCCGGCTGGGCGAAAACCGCCGGCCCTCGTCCGATTCCGAGGCCATGGCCATCCGCATCCCCTGCAGATCCATAATGTCCGAGCTCGGCCCGGAGCTGGACTGCACCCGTCCCTGATCAAGGAGCATCTCCGCCCGCACCGGCCCGGAGAAGTCCCCTTTGATCTCGTTTATCAGCTCACACAAAGATCCTTTCCCGTTCCTCCCCTCACCGGTCAGGCACAAAAACCGCTGCTCCCGGGTAGAACCGGTCAAACAATATCCAAACCAGCGCTGCAAAAAGTTGATCCGCTGCTCATCCCCAATGACCTGCATCAAAAACTCCTCAAAAGCTTCCCGCTTGGCCTCCATCCCCTGCCACTCCACAGGGCTGGACTTGGTCATGTAGTCATCCGGCCGGCCCGGACGATGCTGTCCGGTCCGCAGGTCAATGACCCCATTGGCCACCGGGAAAAGCCACGGCTGCTGATCCAGGATAGATCCATCAATCCCCAGCCCATCCTGACAGGTGGCCGCAAACTCCAGGCACCCGTTCCGCCCAGCCGGAGACCGCAGCCGATCAATCCGCCCGGTGATCTTGTCTGCCCGCTTCTGTAATGCCTTGGCCTTCTCCTTATTCTCATCTCTCCAGGCCTCCTTGGACTGCTCCTCCAGCCTGACCCGCTCATTAATATAGTGAGGTATTAAATTCTCCACAGCCCGCTTGACCTGCTCCTCGTCATCCAAAGCCCAGTGATGATTATCCCATCTAAGCCACTCCTGCGTATTGTGATTAAATAAATAGATCCCCTTGTGCAGGTAGGCGAAAAGCATTCCATCACCCAAGTAATTGGCATCCAAACAAGCCTGGACAAAGTCACTGGGCACATCACCCCCACCCCCGGATCCGCCGCGCTTCTCCTGCTCGGCAGCTTTGGCCCGCTCCTGCATCTCCTTGCGCCGGCGCTCAGTCTCAGCCTTTCTTTTTTCCGGGCCCCAGTCGCCCATATCAATTATCTCAGCCATGCCCGACCCCAAATTCCGTGACGCAGTGAGCAAGTTCCCAGTTGAAACAAATATATAGGGCAAATTTCATTAAAAGCACCCCACATAAAATAAGTAACACGGGCCAATAAATAAGTAACAAGCAAGCCAGACA